CTCCGTTGGTAATGAATAGTTGGACAAATAATAGTCCGACATATTAAATTGTTTTCCTTCGTACCAATTTTTAACACCATTGTAAAAATACGATGTATCTGATACTTGTATTGGTTCAAATAACAATACATCACCCTCAGGTGTTGTTGAATATTCTTCACCCACTCTGATATACACCTTATGGATGTCATCTTCCAATGCTCCCCACTCAGCCTTGACGATAGGGGTCTCTGTTGTTCCCGTACATCCTTTGTTGATGGGTCGGCTCGTTAAATAGTTTTCCACAATGTTGGATACATCGGTTCTCGCATATCCTGAGAATTGTGGGGTTATTTTTAGTCTTGCTTCTTTTACATCATCAACATAAACATCCACCACATATCTATACTTGTAATACGCAGTCTGTGCTGTTGATGAAAACTGATATACCAGTTGGTTATATACTGGTTGTATCTTATCAGGGTTTGTTGATATAGTTATGCTCATAGTTCTGCTGCTGATGATAAATCAATGAGTTGTATTCTTTCTAATACCTCGTTTATTTCTTGTAAGTCAGGTAATTCTAATATTTCTTCTTCGCTTAGTGAATTGATAAATCGGTCAAATTCTTCTAATACCTTTTGGTTTAATGTTCCAAATATTTGTAACCCTCCAATACCTCTGTTTTTGATTTTCATCTGTGTGAAGTATAGGAATGAGTTTTTTCTACTTTCAGATAAGTTGTTAAATCCTGTTACCTTTCTCTGAGCCCAACTTCTTAATGCCAGTGGTGGTACTCCCCTACCAGGTTTCCTTCCTGACTCAAAGAATATCGGTGCTTGGTATTTGTATGGTGCTACATCAGGATAAGTGATTAGAATGTCTGTCTCACCATATTCTTCAATGACTTGATATCCTAATGATTGAGAAAATTTACCAGTATCGTTAAGTCTATATCTTTGGGTTTTTCTTGTTCCAAAATAGTCAAAACGATTCTGTGCTTTAGACATCTCTTCTCTGAGAACCTCTAAAGTAAATTGTCCTAATTTATCCCATACACTGCTCATAGACAGAATGTTCCTTCAACTCTAAAAGTTATGTTGGCTTCAACACCACAAACCTTATCGTCCAACCTATCCAAGAACGGGTTGAATGTAATAGGGGTCAATAGTTGGTATGTTGTGTCCAATGTTTCGTTTATGAAATTTGAAGAGAAGTCTTGTAGTATCAAATGTGATATCTTCAAGTTATCTAATTCACTACTCTCATCATCATTTACCATATCACCAATAATGATGGTGAATACAAAATCTGTATAGTCCTTTTCCAATGTTGATGGTTGAGGTATCACATGGAATAATGGGTATTCTATTTTATTCACTTCTCTACCTGCGTCTGATAAATTACCCCACGAGAATGTCTGTACTAATGGATGTGAATTAGCCCAATCTTCTAATGTTTCAATTATGGTTCTATAGTTGTTCATTTCTTACTGTTTTTGATTAGTTGTTCCTGTTCTCGGTTCTTCCGTACTCTATATGATAAATAGAATAACGCATCCTGAACATTGAGTCTTAAAACCTCATCTAATTTTAGTGGGTCTTCCTGTGCCAATATCATAAATGTGGTATAATAGAAATTGACAAGGTCTGTTAGTTTTTCTTCTTCTGTTCTATCGTCAGGTCTTTCGTGTTGGTATTCCTCTTTTTCTCCAAAGACGAGAGGGAAGTTTCCAACAATTCCTGATTGAATTTCGTTAAAAAAAAAACGCCAGCAATGTAATCACCTATTGGAAAGTCACCCATCAACTCTCTTCTTTCTTCACAGGTGTCATAGTCGTATTTCTCAATCACCCTATCTTCACCTTCACCTGAAATCACTGGTCTATAAAGTATAGAACATACCCTTCTATAATCCACAGGTTTTGCTGACATCAACACATGGAGGTCAGAATATTCACCATAGGTCATTTTACTTGGAGATACCACCCCATATAGTTTGTCGTCAAAATATCTCGTTAGGTTTAGTTTAGGTTTTAATACCGATTGTGTTATCCACCCATCCAAGAATTTGGATACGAATTTGATTTGTGTTAAATCACAATTTTTTAACTCTTTGTGGTCAAGACCAGTAATGAGTGATAATAGTGATATTTCATCCATATTTGGATTCTCCTGTAATATATCATACTGGTTGATGGTAAGGGGTTTAATTTCAATTTCTTTACTTCCAAGTGTAACTTTCATAAAAATGAATATTGTGTTTTAGGTTTATTACTCATCTCAAGACAATAACGGATACAGTCAATCGTATGGTTGTTTAGGTCTATTGGTGTGTCCATTATTCTTCCGTCTTTATCTGTCTTCCATTTATACTCCTTGAATTCGTTGTGTATGTTTGTTGATTCAGGGTGAATAAATATTTTATGTCTTTTAATCAAGTCTATTCCATGTAGGATGGTATTCTTGATTACTGGCTTTGCGTTTATTCCTTTTCTTTTTAGGTCTTGTATCATCTCAGGTCTTGCGTTATCACACCACAAATCATCAGTGGGGTCAATGTCAAGTTGTCTAATCTTATAGACCAAATCTTCAGCCGTCAGTCCTTTAGAATATAATAACTCTTTGATGTAGAGTCTATCCTCAATGATTCTACATTCCACCAATGCTGTTGGGTCATTGTAACCAAAGTCCAATGCTCGTATTTTAAGACCACCATCTTTTGGAAACTCATCTTCATTTTCCAACAGTATATATTTGTTAAATACAGAGTTGGTTGCAATACCTCTCTCACCTAATCCAAAGACCCTCCACAGGTTATCGTCCTTGTCTTGGAGGGATTCTATCTCTTTTACAATTTCCTTCGTTAGAAAGGGATTTTCCTTATATGTTGATTTGTGAAAGAATACATCTTCTTCTGTTTCAAGTAAGTCATAAATGTATGAGTATAAATCAGAGGGGTTGTAATCCATGATGATGGTACCAGTTGTTCTGATAGCCAGTTGGACATACTCATCTCTTGTTATCTCGTTTGCTTCATTTATGAACAACATATCTCTTTTTCTACCCCTTAACTTTTGTTCTTCATCTGTTGAGAAGAATTCAATTACTGACCCATTATCAAATGTGTAGTATCCCTCTTGTTTTTTCCATCGTGATTGTTCGTATAGGTTAAGGTTTTCCAATATCTCTTTTAGGTCTTGTAATGCTGACCCCTTCAATGCTGGTAATGTTTTTCTTACGATAGAGAGAGTTTTGTTAGGTGTTTGAAGTAAGTGTATCACCAACCACAAGATAATGTTGTAGGTCTTACCAGAACGAGCACTACCTTGAAATAGGAGAAGTCTTCTATCTTTGTTCTCTTCCAATAACTCAAATATCTCAGTCGTTTGTACTTTCATATATTCTTTTGTTTCCAAAGTCGGCATACTTCTCATTTAATTCATAACCAATAAATTCTCTATTCATATCATTACAAGGTAAACCAGTTGTTCCAATACCAGCAAAGGGGTCAAGGACTATATCACCTTCATCTGTTAAAAATTTGATAAAGTATTTTGGTAGTTGTCTATGGTATGGTGCAGGATGTTTGATATGGTTATCTCTTGCATATCCTGCTGTGTGAAACCTAAATACATTATCTGGTCTTATACCATTGGATAATAAATTACCATAATCAATACTACCCTTATTTGTTCTTACACCATCTTTGGTTTCCCCGTGATTAGTTACACTCCATTGGTATTGTGCTCGTTTAGATGTTGCTTCTGCAGGTTCTTCCATCACCCTATCCATATACCATTTAAGTTTCTTTTGGTCTTTAACAAAATGAAATATAAATTCCGTATTGTTTCTAAATCTTTTCTTACTTCCATTAGGGATACCATTCATCTTATGCCATATGTAAGTATCATAAAACTTTAATTTGGTTTCCTTCTGACTTCTATATATTAACTCGTAGATAAAAGGGTTTCTAAGTCCATTCTTACAATTATCGTTGATGTTAAGTATAAAACTACCACTTGGTTTTAATATTCTCTGTATCTCGTTAAAAAGAGGTAATAACCAATCACAATACTCATTTGGTTTTTTTATGGATATATTTTTACCATAGTTAATTATATCTGCATATGGTGGACTGGTAATAACCAAATCCACACTATTATCTGGTTGTTCTTTAATTAACTCAAAACAATCACCCTTTATTATCATCCTCTTCTTTTTCTTTTGGTTTTACAATCTCCACAACGATGTTATTGTCAGGTGTTATCTTATCTCCCTTACTTGTGATGTCATGTTCTTTTTTATCTGACCATCTTGAACCAAATTGATTACGCATCATCAAACTCCAGTGGTTTGAGTTGATACCTCTTGAGTTACCTTCAACCCATTCTTTCCTTGCAATTTCCACCCACCATTCTTCTGAAAGTTTCTTTGCACTATTGACGGCTTCTAAATATTTTGATGACCTATCCATCAATCGTTTGTGTGTATCCCAAGAAATCTTCATGTAATTGACGATTGAGACCTCAGCCTTACCTTGTCTTCCAATATCTAAAATATCGTCATACCAAGTCTCTGGTATCCTTCCTCGTTCAACCAGTAGTTCTATTGTGAATGGTTTCTTACCCCTTTTCATTTATTAGTTCTTTAATTCTTTCTTCAGTCTCATAATAGTCCAACAACTTCTCAATCATGTCTGACAATGGTTTCATATTTTGTTTTGCCAATGTTTTTAACCTGATGTGTGTTGGTTTCTTAATTTGGACTGCTTGATACTCATAGGTATATTCTTTTCCACCTATTTTTACTTTTGAGTTGTACTTAGCCATTTAACCAGTTTTTAATTTCTTCATCTGTTCCTTCTTCAAGAAACTCTTGATAATAAAAGTTTTTAACTTGTTGTTTTGTGTTTTCTGATGCTGAGTCATATCCCCCTCTTCCGAGTAGTCTCTTTGCTCTTTGTTTTACTGTAAACTTTTTACAATCACATCCCATTTTAATTATCTTTTATTTTGTTTATGCTCTTGTTCTGTTTCTCCAATTTGATATACAGATGGCAAGTGCTGTTTTTCTTGGATATTCTTTTGTTGTTATTGACAGACAATCACTCATGTAGTTATCTTCATTTGTGTAGTTGTTAGCATTTGGAATAACAAACTTTAATGTCTTTGTCTGTCTTTGTTGTTTTTTAGACTCCATATTTTTCTTTCATCCTTTGGATAGCATGGTTTATTAGGTATGACATTTCATAATCTTCTTCTTCATTGAATTGTTCAATCATTGTCTGAAGGTTATGAATAAATCGTCTGGTTGATATCTCTTTTGGTGCAACTGTTCCCATGTTATTTATTGCATCCTCACACAATTCATATATCAGTTGTTCGTAATGTGTAATTTTATCTTTATCCATTTCAAATAAACCTTTACCAGTAAAATTTAGTATATCTACCATACTGATAAATATTATAGCATATCTTAACCAACCTATAGTAATAAATATATGTATTTTTACTTTTGTAAATAAAAAACAAACAAATACTTGACAAAAAACGAATTGTGTAGTATTTATTAGTAGTTCCTATGAGGAACGATAAAAAGTAATAAAATTTAACACAATGGGAAAAATCAAATTATTAGGAGTAAAGACTATTAGGTCTATTAAGAAAAGGTTGAGAGATGGTGAATCCTCTTATTCAATCGCTAAAGATTATGATGTGACACCAGGTCATATCCGTAAAATTCGTCTTGGGATGAACAACAAAGATGATAAAAATGGTAGATGGGGTTACATTGACTAATCATGAAAAGAGAAGCATTTAATTTTTACAGAAGTTATTATGATGTCCTTGAGGATATTCATCGTGATGAGGATAAACTGACATATCTATTGGCTTTGTTGGATAGACAATTCAAAGGTGTTGAACCTACATTGGAAGGGATACCAAAATTAGTCTATAATGGTCAACGCCATTCTATAGATAAACAAGTAGAAGGATGGGAAAATAAGACCAAATGTAAGTTAAGTCCTACTGAAGGGGGTTCAGTACCCCCTTACCTACCCCCTTCAGAAGGGTCTACGGAACACCCTTATATAACCCCCTTCACATCCCCCTCTGACGCTATTGATATGACTACCGAACCCCCTTCGGTACCCCCTTCGGTACAAGAGCAAGAGAAAGGGAAAGAGAAAGAGAAAGAAGAAGTAAAAGAGCAATTAAGCAAAAATGACTTTTTCAAAATGATTAGTGAATTAATTAAATTGGGATTAGGTCAAGAAGAGGCTGAATCACTAATTTTAGAAGAGTATGAAGTTATTGAATAAACTCAAAGTATTTATATATGGAGGGGCACCATTATTGTCTTATTGCACTGTCATTGGTATTTATTTTTTTTTTTGATATGTGCCCCTCCTTTTTTTAACTATGGGAAAGAAGACACACCACAGACGAATAATGGGAGAAGACGGATGGACATACAGATGTTCCCGTTGCAATGAATACAAACCATCAGATGAGTTTCATAACGACCATTCCAAACCACCTTTCAATCTGGCATACACCTGTAAACTTTGTAGAAAGTCAGATACTGAACATATATCAGAATACAATAGAGAAGGTGCTGATTTTATTCTTCAACGGTTGGGATATGATTTAACCAAAAGTATTTCCAAACAATTTGATGAAAGAATGAAAAAAAGAATTGATAATCACTAAATCAAGAATATATTTATAGTATTAGGTTATACTTAATTACTTATTACTTTATTAGTAACCCCCTGCCACTTTTAGAAGTTCCCATTTTAAGGTAGGGGGTTTTTTGTTATTATGGAAAAAAATAAATTGAAATGTAATTCTTGTAATGAAGTCAAAGATATTGACGAGTTCTACCACAACGAACGCCGATATAATAAATCAAGACAATTTAGGTCGGGGTATTGTAAGGACTGCTCAAGGAAAAGGTATATTAAATACAACGAAAAAAGAAGAGGAAAAAAAATTGATGTTGAAAAAGAAGCCATGACAATTCTAACCAAACTTGGTTACGATATAGAGTCAGAAAAACCTATATATATTCAGTTCAAGGAAAGATGGGGAGTATAGACTCCCCTTTCCTTATTTCTTACCAAAGTATTCAAGGGTTGTAAAACCTAACCCTGAACCACAGAATATCAACATACCATTCCATACATACTCCTTCATAGGAATATCAAAGAATACATTTGAGATAAATGCTATTGATATTAAAACGAATGATGCCAAGGTGATAAACCTTTTTGACGATACATCATTGTTTACTCCCGATAATAATTTCTTGATAAACTCTTTCATAATGTTTTCTTTCTAAATAAGTATTTATGTTATATAAGATAAAACATGATTCAATTCATAAAAGACAAAATCTTTCTTCTAAGACATCATTGGATGTACTCTGATAGTCAACCTACTGAAATAACTTTGGCTCTCGTAAATCTCATCCTTGCACCTTTGGCAACATATATGGAGTTAGGTTTCATGTGGTTTTATCAACTATGTCTTATTGGCTCAGCAATTTATCAATTATTGTGTATTGCCAATGGTGATTTGAAATGTAGAATACGAGCAGCCCTGATTACCTTTGGTCTATTTATGAGTACGACCATTATGTACATTGATTGCATTGGATTACCGACACCTTCTCATTGGGGTTGGATACTTCTTACCTTCAGTTCATTTGGCTCCCTTAGAAGACTTAAAAGAGAACAAATAAATAGATATGGATAGTTTAGAACAGATATTTATTACAATAGGAGCCGTTGCTGGTTCTGCGGGGTTATGGAAATTTTTTGAGTCCCGTATGAAATTAAAAGCAGAAATGAGAAAATCAGATATGGATAACAGTGATTCCATTCAATATAGAGAAGACCTCAAGGATAGAGTTGAAAAGATGTCTCAACAACTTGAAGAGGCAAATGAAAAGATATTGGCACTTACTCAAAAGGTTGCCGAACTTGAAACTGAGAACAAGTATCTTATTCGTGAGATTGATATTCTCAAAAGAAAATAATTTTACATTTTATTTCGTGGTTTAAGTTTTTTGTTGTTTCTTTGAATTATGAAAGAAATGACCGAACAAGAAATGAACAACTGGTGGCACGAGTATTATTGTGAAAGGGGAGTTGAAGGGTTCAACGACCCAAGAGATTACGACCACGAATACGAAGTGTGGAGAGAACAACAAGAAGAATTATTTACAGAAAAAATGAATAATTACTTTGAGAACAGATTTGATTGGTAAAATTAAAACTCGTATATTTGTATAACCTTAAAAAACAATAACAATGACAGAATTAAAAGAAGCAAAAATTTACGAAGACGGAATTCCAAAGACTATGGAATACTCAGACCTTGAAAAACAGTTAGGTAGAAAATACCCCAACTTTACAAACATCACATGGCAGATGGTTAGAAATGTTAACTTGGTTATGAAAATCATGTTGGGTATCTTTATCGTCCAAGCGGTAGGTTTATTATTATTCATCCTTTCACAAGTAATGTAATATGAAGTTTGAGAAACATTATAAGATAACCTTCACCCACGAAAGTATCACAGAGGTATATGGTTTTGACTTACCATTAGAAGAATGGGGAGCATTCTGTAAAGCATTTAACGATTACTTTCCATTGGAAGCAAAGAACACTGTTGAATGGCTATTGAGTGAATGGGATGAAATGAAACAAGAATATAAATAAAAAATATCGGAGACCTTTTGTGGTCTCCTTTTTTTTGCTTATATTTGGATAAATTATAAATTATATGGAAGAAGTAAAAA